AGGAAACCCAAGCGATGCGGCTACAGCCTCAGAGCAAAACCAGCGCTGACCCTCATGCGTGCCGCGTGACAGCACGAAGCCAGCAAGGCCGAGGTAATCGAACTTGGCGCCAGCGTGCAGCGTGAACCATGCGCGGGCTAGTGCTTCGTCGCCGTCAATCTCAATCAGATCCCACTCATCAGCGGGATAGTCGATCTTGTGCAGCACCACGCCGCCTTCTACTGCGCGGGATGTGCCTGCCCAGCCGTCAGAGAACACAAGCTCTGTGTGCGTGTATGGGCCACCAAGCCACCATCGGCAGGCGATGGAGAACAAGCCAGCAATGCCGGGCCGTGTTCCTTTGAAGGATGCGAGTTTCATCATGACAATGTGATGTTCGCGCTTCGCACCGTTCCATCGGTGCCTTTGACCTTGATGGTCAATTGCGTGTTGCTGGTCAGTTGGAACGTCATGTCGCTGTTTGCTGAAGGCGTGGCCGACGCTGGGATGCCGAACGATGGATTCTTGAGGAACGACGCCCCATACTTTGGGTAAGCGGTGGTCGTGTCGTTGCAATACCCGCTTGATGCGTAATCGCTGAACCTGCCGATTCGCTCGTTCCGAGTTCCATTTGTCTGTCCATTTCTGCCTGCTGACGGCCAATGTTGAATCCGCACCGCTGCCGCTCGTGGTGCAGTGGGTTCATCAATAGCTCGGATACCACTTGGTGGTGGTCACGTCATATGTGAACGTCATCGCTCGCCCAATGGTTGCCGTTGACGCAATGGCAATGTTGCCGGTCACGTCTGTCGTGAAGGCAGCGGTCGGGATGATCGTGATTGACCCGCCGCCCGTTGAGATTGGCGACGGTGCTGTGATGGTCTTGATCAGGCCCGCCCCAACGAACGAAACATCAACCGTTGGCGCGATCACGTTGGACGAGATGGTGAGCGTAGGCGCCGCCGCGCCGGTTGCCTGCACACCATTCAATGCCACGTTGCCCATGTAGTTTGCACGGTAGCTGCTCGGCGCCCCCGTCCAGCGGGCCTGGTCCCACTCATTGGCCAATAGCTGCACATTCGTTGGCAGCGTGGCGACCCATTGCACATCGTTCGTGATGGCGTTGCCGTCGCAGATGTTCATCGCGTAGGTCACGCGGTCGTGATTGCTGAAGCGGTAGGAGTAGGACGTGCCGCGTGCAGCCCCAGCCCGGCGCTCGAATACATGGTTCATCGCAAAGATGGAGCGCGTCCAGGCCGTCGAACTGGAATAGAAGTTGAAGCCAGGAACCGTAGCGCCCGGCACGCCCGCGTCAATCGAGGTGTTGTCGGTGAATGAGCACCCCTTGCCGTAGCCCGTGATCAGATAGGCCTCCTCAGTCGATTCAACAACGGTGTTGCCGCGTAGCTTGAGCCCGATGATGTCGTCGCCAGTGACGTAAAAACCGTAGGTGCCCGCGCTGTAAACCTGATTGGATTCGACCGTTGCCAGGTTTCCTTTGTTCAACTTGATGCCAGAAGTAGTAGGCGAAATGACGATGTTTGACGACACGACCACGCCAGATTCACCCGATGCAATGTCGTTTTCGATGTCGATGCCGTTGCCGCAGGTGCGCAGCCAGTTACCCGACACAATGGTGTTGCCGTTGTCGCCAGTGGAACGCACGCCAGTCCCCGGGCAATCCTCGGCCATGTTCGACGTGATGACCAGTTGACCGCCGTTGTTGGCTTCGTCATCGAATGCGCCGCTGGTCGCGTTCTTCGCGTAGTTCAGGCTGATGACGATTTTGCGCGTGGCAATGCTTGAGGCCACAGACCCTTCAAGCGCGACAGCTTGGCGACCGGCATCAATGATGTCGTTGCCCACCACCCGGGCGCACTGCACGCCGTTCAGGTAGATCGAGTCACGGCCATTCGTGCCCGTGTCTTTGTTGCCCGCGTCCTCGAATCGGCACTCGCTGATGTCAACGAATTCGGCCTTGGTAGTCAGGCCAGTAGAGCCGGAGCCACGCACACGAATGCCGTTCCCCTTTGTGTTCTTGATCGTGAGGTTTTTGATTTTCCAGTTGTCACAGCCGCCATCGGCAAAGATGCCGTGAGCATCCAGGCCCAGTGTCGCGTCCTGATTCGACTCGTTGCCGTCAATCGTGAAGTTGTAGAGCAAGACGTTGTCAACGCCGTTGACCGTGTCAGACGACTTGATGGCTGGGCGGTTTGCACCCGCTGGCAGTTTGAGGATGGATGTCGGGCCGTCGCCGTAGATAACCGCACCCGCTGGCACATCCAGATAGCCAACCTGCGTACCAGCCGGGATGTGAATTGCCCGGCCAGCAGAAACAGCAGCAGTCAGCGCGTTTTGGATGTCCGTGCTTTCGTCTGTACCGTCCGCAGTCGCTCCGGCGCTCCGGATGCTCGATTTCTCGCGCAAGCGGTCCAGCACCTTGCGGGCGACCATGTTGGAGCCGGTTTCCTTGAAATAGACCAAGGCGGCATTTTTCGTGTCGGTGGTTGTGTCGAGCAGGTCAGCGCGCAGCGTGTCAACCTCGCCTTTTGGGTCTTGAACTCCGTCAACCGTCCAAACACTAGCGCCCGTCGATGTCTTCAGGACAAACGTGTAAGCGCCAGTGCCAAGCCACAATTGGGCCTCACCGCGAGCATCCAGGGCGATGTACAGCCCGCCCACACCGTCGCTGGTGTACGTGCATGGCGTGCCAAGGCCTGAATCCGTGAATGCATTTTTCTGGGTTGTCGTCCCGCTTGCGTAGGTGTAAAGTCTGCCGCTTGCGAGGGGCGTGCCGTCACTTGCCCAACCTTTGAACCGACCGGACGTGAACTGAAATGACATGTTTTGGCCTCGGAAATGAAAAAACCCGCTATAGGCGGGTTTGAGGGGTGATGCTTGGACTATCTCGAATTCAAGATATGGAAGGCGGTTTTTATCGTCTTCCTGGCGTTCCTGTGGGGCTTGTGGCGAGGGCTTACCGGCCAGTCGCTAACACGGGGGCGGCGCGATAACCAAACTGCGCAACAGCAGATGGATCGTTAGACAAGGCGTTTAGCATGTTTACGCCCACTGCTGGCGACATGCTCGATCCGGGTCCGGATGCCAAGCGCCCAGCCCCATAAGCAAGAGAACCAACCAGGCGCGGGCTTTGCAATGGAAGTGCCGCCAAAGTAGCGGGATTTGACATGCTCATAAAAGCAGTTGCAAGCCCGCCGCCTTGAGCCGCAAGGCTTCTCGGCGTCCATGAGTTCAACGCCTGACCAGACAACGCAGGCATCAATTCAACACCGCCCTGATTCTCAAGTGCAGTTGCCAGATTTAGCCTGTTCCCATAGTTGGTCTGCACGTTGTTGCGCATCAACGATTGCAGCTTGCGCATGGCAGTGTCTTTCGAAGCACGATCACCAAGAGATAGGGCGCGCTCAATCTCGTTGATTTGATCTGATGCCGTCTGATAGCCCTTCATCACCTTTGCGTATGTTGGGGCTTGAGACTCAATCTCTGCCTTTGTTGCGTTGTATACCTTGCTTGCAGCCATCCGTGCCGATTTCTCGTTGAATGGGATGGTTTCAAGGATGCCGCCTAGCTTCTGCTTGAGTGCGTCCAGTCCTTCAGGCGTGTGGAATTGCGCAGGGTCTAGCTGCTTCCACTCATCAACAACTGCACGCATGCGCTCCACTGCTGCATTGGCTGATTCGTTCTTGACGACACCCTTATAGGTGGCAACCTGGCTTGCATCGTCAACTGCCTTGGAAATGCCCGCAAGGCTCAATACAGACTGATCGCCTTTGATTGGGACCATGCCGCTACGGTACTCAGCCTGCTTGGCTGCGTTCATCGCCTGCAATCCGGCTTTGGCATTGTCAAGAACATCAGTCAGCGGAACATCACCCTTGAGGTTATCAAGGAATGTCTTGTTTCCAGCCTTACCGGCCTTGAATGCTTGACTGATTGGTTCAGCGCCTACGCCCGTAGTAAGGCCCAAGACATTCTTGGTTGTTGTGCTAATGCCTTTTCCAACGGTTGACCCAACCTTGCCCGCAGCAGCTATAGCAGGCGGAAGAACTGCGCCAACAATTGCGCCATCTTTGGCCTGGCTTGGATCGACAAGGCCAGCAGAAACACCACCAGTGATAGCGCCGCCTGTTGCTCGCGTAAGCAGGTTTTTCACAAGCTCCCTACCACCTGTTGCTGTGGTGCCCGTGGTCATGCCAGACGATGCAACGGCATTCAAAAAAGGTTCAATCGCTGCCGGGATGGCTTTACCACCCACTGCCGCAGTCATTCGTACTCCGTTCGCCAATGCACCACCAGCGCCAGCCGTACCAGCAATCTCACCGGCCAGCTTGCCGCCCTTGTACATCAGCGAATCAGGATCAGCACCAAGGCTGCGCAAGCCTTCGTCCATCTGCTGCCTGCGTTCTTCGTTGCGGCTCAATGGCTGCTTGCCAGTGACCAGGCCCGTGACGTTTGGGCCGCGATCACCTTTGATGAGGTCGGTTGCTTTGTCGATTGGATAGAGCAACGTCGCGCCAATAGAGCCAGCCCCGCGAATCCCGCCAGCAACAAGGTTACCAACGCCCTGCTTGATGTCATCGACAAGGCTGGTTTGTGGCGCATCGGGCTCACTTGGCGCAGCGCCGTACTTTGCCCATGGTCCGCTTTGCTCTGGCTTCTGAGCGTACTTTTCCCAAGGTCCGGCCATTACTTCACCTTTTCCCAGTTGCTTGGATTGGATGGATCGCCACCTTTGAATCGGTGACCATCTTCAATGGTGCCCAGCTTAGGGCCAGATGGTCGCGCGCCGCCGCTTGGTGTCTTGACCAGATCAGCCGCGCGCCCCGCTGCGATCTCTGCCGCCTGAATTACGTTGTCAAGGCGCGCTTTCTTGTCGGATACCGTCTTGGCATCGTCGCCAATCTGCGGGAAGTACGAGCGCGCGTAACCGCGAAGTTGCTCCTTCGTGTATGCCGCTCCTGTGCCGAGGGTTAGGGCCGCGTCCAGCATGTCAAGTTGCGCGGCTTCAACCCGCTGCCTGCCCTGCCCCATCGCCACGTTCGCTGCGGTATCGCCAAGGGTGGCGCGCAGCCCCTCAGATGCAATACCAGGCTTGGCCGCGCCTGGATCGTCGGATAGGGCCTGCGTTAGCTGTTGCTGAGAACCCCTGAGCCTTGCCAGCAGCGTGCCCGCCTTGCGCTCGCCTTCTGTGACGTTACCGCCGCCTTTCCCGCCTGATCCTTGAACCGGCTTCCCACCAGACATTACGGGCACGGACGATACAGAGCCAGATCCATTAGGGATCTTTGTCGGCAAAGCAACCAAATTGCCCTGCCCATCAACCTGATACGTGACAGAGGACTGAACAGGCGCCCCAGCCTGCGCAACCTGCTTTTTAGCGCCGAGCAATGTTTGGTTTATCTTGCCGTCTGGGCCGATAAGCTCGTTGTTTGCGCGAAGGTCGAACTCTTGCTGCTTCATGGCGTGATCAGCCAACTTACCGATACCTTCAGAGGCTTGCATCTGCCAATTTCTGAACCCGTTAGGATCATTCGGGATCTCGGATAGAGCCTCTTCAAGCGTGCCGAATTGCTTCATCACCGGGCCCATATCAGGATCAGCAAAGGCTTGTTGCATGTATCTAGCTGCCGCCTGCGGGTTTGGTACAGACCCGATGCTAGACCGCATGACTGCCGCCTTATCAGCAAACGCTTTAACCCTGTGGCTGGCCTCTTGTGAGTTGATGTTTCCAACATCCGCTTTGTTCTTTGAGAGGTCCATGCCCTCCTTCAAGAATCCGCCCTGTATCAACTGATCAGAACCGGCGCCAGACGCCAGCATGTTGCGCAATTTGCTATCGCGCAGCAATCCTTGCTGGTACTCGTCCAGCTTTGCAGCACTCAGCGCGTTGGTTAGGCCTGATGCTTCATTCGCCTGCCTATCGGCAATGAATGATTCAGGTGTGCGTGGCTGCTGTGCCAGCAAATTTCCAAATATTCCTGCGCCCGGCATATCTTCCCCTTTATGCGAAACCGTTGCCGTTGTCGTACGAATTGCTATCCCAAAGGAACTTTGTCTTTGGTGTGTTTGGCGATGCGGAGCCATTACCGCTTCCGCCAAAATAGCTACTCAAACGATTGATTGCGCCGCCTAACAAATTACCCTGAACTAATGCGTTGGCGCCAGCAGCATCACCATAGGCGGCCTGGTTAGCGCCGATCTGATTGGCTGCATTGGTCCCTGTGCTTGTAATTGTGTTGGCTGCTGCCTGCCCACCAGTGCGTACCGCATTGAGCATGTTCACGCGGTTTGCCTGTGCGCCCTGGGTGCGGTTGAACCAGTTTGTGTAATCGCTATTGGCAATGTTCTGCGCGCGGTCTTGGAGCGCCGAAGCCGTAGAGCCTCGATATAGGCCATTGCGGGCTGCTGCTGTGTTTTGGCCAAGCCTCAACGCTTCTTTTTGCTGCCAGTCATAGGAAGGATCTTTCTGGTACTGGTCGAATGTTGGCGTTTTGAAGGCGCCATTCGCCAAGTCGGAGTTGATCTGGTCGTTTGCGCCGTAGCCAGTCAGCAAGAAAGGCATGCTGTCTGCGCGGCTGGTATCGTAGAAATACCGCTGCGTGGCATCGGCTTGATTCGATGCCTGCCGGATCTGGTCTAACGCGTTCTTTGATGACTGCGCTTGAATGGCGCTGCTGACAAGAGGCAAACCAGCGGCAACATATTTACCGATTGAGCCAGCATTCAGTACGCCACTAGAACCGAATGCGCTTGGTGCGCTACCTGCTGCCGCAGGAGTCGCCCCAGCGCCAGCGCCTGAACCTGCCGCGCCTCCTGCCCCGCCCATTCCGAGCTGACCAGCCCCATACGAACCGGCCTCATATGCAGCAATTGCGGTAGCCAAGTCCTGCATGGTTCTGGATGAACTTGTATCGATTCCAAGGGCCTTGGCTTTGGCGTATGTATCAGGCGTGGCTCCGCCCCACTGGTCAACCAATGGTTGGTAATCCTTTCCAGTTACACCGCTCCATACTTTTGACGAAAACGGGTCGATGGCCCCAATTAGCGCCCTCTCTGGGTTGTCTGCGAGCTTCCCGAGAATACCGCCGATGTTCACCTTCTCGAAGCTCAGGATATTGCTTAGAAAGCCCATACATTCACCTCATTCATTCCGCCGTATTTGACAAAGTTCGTCATTCCTCTTCCCGCCTTGATTCGTCTAGGTGGATCACGAGATTCGGTTCACAAAGCCGGTGATGTTGATGGCGCTTGCCGTGCCTGAAAACGCACGAATCACCAAGGCGTTGTTGATGTTCTGGCCCGTCACGATTGGGATAGGCTCGCTATTTGCTGGGATGCTCAAAGCCTTTGTGATTAGGTCACCAGGGTCTGTGACGCCGCCAAACTCAATTGTCAGTGTTGCTGCTGCCCCCGTGGCGTTTGTCGCCCATAAGTAGACCTCATCAAACCCAGATGTGCCGCTGATTGCTGTGTGCAATAGCGTCCCAGGCGTAGCGGTCGCAGCAACTGGGATGGGCTTTCCGTTCGTGCTGCCTGACAGAAGAACTCTTGAATACATAGCCATTTACCTAGCTCCAAAGATTCTGTTTGCAATCACTGCGCCCGCTTCGTCTGGCTTGTGTTTTGCGGCTTGATGACGAGGCAAAAATGGGATGATGTCTGCCTTGATCGCCTCAATGTCAACCGTTACCGTGTACCCATCAACGCCACGCGAAACGATCACATATGAGCCTTGTTTGACGGCCTTTTGAGGCTGCGGCACTCCGCGCGCAAACACATTCAAGGCTGACGAAAGGGCAGACTGCTCTAGCTCAATGTTTGTCAGGGCCTGATTGCCTCCTGCCCGTTCCCTGCGCTGCTCGTCGTACTTGAGCCACTCATTTGACGCGTACACGGGAACGTTGCCAGCGTAGCCAACCGGCACGCGCGCTGACCACGACAGAAGAAGTGTGCTCATACTGTCCTGATGATCACGTCAGAGGGATTCCACGGCACCGCATCGGTGACGACCAGCTCGTATGTGCGCCGATCCGCCGAACCCATAGCGTGAAGGCTCACCCAGTGGTCAAAGTTGCCGATGTCGCCAAGGCTTATGTATTCCCAGTCGCCCCATGAATTTCCGCTGTCGTCTGACCAACGCACCATGAGGTTTCCACCGGCCCCCGTGTCGCAGATAACGCGCAGTTCTGGGAAGCGGATGCGCTTACCGTCAGCCCTGCGAATTTCAGGCATCACGCGAACACGTCGCAGCACGTCGCCATCGTTGCTTGATGCTGTTGCATCGAGTTCGTACAGCTTCCCGTCAGCGCCACCTAGCAGCGTCTTGTTGAATGCCGACAGGTGGACATTCCACCGCACTTGCTGCCATGCACCATTGACCCAATCTCCAGCCTCAAACCACAGGCCAGACATCACGTCATAGACAAGCGTTGTTTCAAGTGTGGGCACGTTCAGTGCATAGAAGGCGTTGCCCTCGAAATAGAACGCCGTCCCAACTGCATCAGTCAGATCCAGTCCGCTGATCAACTCTTCCACCCAGCGGGTAGAGATGCGCTGATGAACTGAGCCAGCGATCTTGAACACGCCACGCTGCCCTCGTTCTTCGTCAGTGCCAACGAAGAAAACAGTGTTGTCCAGCCTGCGAGGCGTCATGGGCGAATCGCAGCCAACCTCGATAGAGCGGCCAGACGGGACAATCACCTCATCACCACCGATCAAGCGCCAAACCTCAATCGAACTCTTGCCGATCAGCAGCAGCTCGCCACCGGAAACAATCGGGCAGATGAGGTTGTCAGGGCTTTCCTCTGCTGTTGCGTAGTCCAGCGCGTCAATCGTTGCAGCATCACCGACATTGGTCCAGCCAACGCGGCCAGTTCCCGCGTCCACGAAAAACAGGAACTCGTTCAGCACGTCGATTCGTGATCCGCCGCCATAACCAGCCGCCGTTGTGAGCACATTGGTGGCCCTGTTCATAACGTACAGACTCGCCCCGTCCGTCACGCAAATCTGCGAAGCGTTGGCAGCAAAGTCAACCAGTCCAGTAGACGAACCAAGCGAACCACGGCTAGTTGTCATGCCATCAGATGCCAAATCAACCAGCGAAGAACCAGAGACAACCAAGCGCCGCCCAG